TTGATCATTGATGACCCGCATTCTGAGCAAGAAGGCCAGAGTGCAGATGCAGGCGTCTTTGATCGAGTGTATGACTGGTACACATCAGGCCCACGTCAGCGTTTACAGCCCGGTGGTGCGATCATTGTGGTGATGACCCGATGGCACAAACGGGATCTGACAGGACAGATTATAAAATCATCGGTGCAGCGTGCCGGTGTGGATGAGTGGGAGGTCATTGAGTTTCCCGCCATCATGCCATCAGGCAAAGCCCTGTGGCCGGAGTTTTGGTCGCTAGAGGAGTTGACCGCGCTTCGTAATGAATTACCGGCACCGAAATGGAATGCCCAGTATCAGCAGAACCCCACTTCCGAGGAAGGTGCGCTGGTCAAACGAGAATGGTGGCGTGAGTGGGAAGATGAACACCCACCACCCTGTGAGTTCATCATTCAGTCTTGGGATACAGCGTTTTTAAAAACACAACGCTCAGACTATTCGGCTTGCACGACGTGGGGCGTTTTCTACAAGCCCGACGATGAGGGGATTACCCAACCAAACATCATTTTACTGGATGCTTTCAAAGAGCGTTTGGAGTTCCCAGAACTCAAGAAAGCAGCCCAAGAGTTTTATGTGGACTGGCAACCTGATGCCACTATCGTGGAGGCAAAAGCTGCCGGTACGCCGCTGATCTTCGAGCTACGAGCGATGGGTATACCTGTTGCGGAGTACACCCCATCTAGGGGTAACGATAAGATCAGTCGTGTTAATGCGGTGTCAGATTTGTTTGCATCTGGCATTGTGTGGGCACCTGGGACTCGATTCGCTGAAGAAGTGATCGAGGAGTTCGCTGCTTTTCCTTCTGGCGAACACGATGACCTTGTGGACTCATCGACACAGGCGCTGCTTAGATTCCGTCAGGGTGGCTTTCTAAAACTAAGCTCGGACGAAGAAGACGAACCCTTTTACTCAAGAAAAGCGAACTACTATTAATGGCTTTTTTGCAAAGCAACATCCCGTACTTCAAGTGCTGGGTTAGGAAGGAATACACACACAACCACATCAAGTATCACGGTGAGTTCTTACATGCGATGGCAATCGCTGTAACTACCATGCCGTGTCGTAGCTTGAGTTTCCAGGTGATATTCACTGGGGCAGAGACCTACGATGATGACGATGAGCCGAATGTTCACGGTGGTGCGATGTGGGCAAGGATGCCGATTACGGGTTTGGTTGCTGATACGCCGTTAGAAGAATGGCCTGACCCAATGCCCACATGGGCAGCGCAGCCTTGGGATTGCAGTTCCAGAGAGCACTCGGTGTATGTGCTTGATCGGTGTACGCCGTGTCCTTGGCTGGCAAAGATTGATGGCGAGATGTATCCGGCGAAGTATCTTTTCACCGTCGATTACACTAATAACGAGATCGCGGATGACCCTGCACAGCACAAGCAGTCGCATGTAATGGAGCTTTTGGATGCAGGGCCGTGGACAGGAAACATCGTTGCTTTACCCAACAATCGGGTTAGAGTGACGCATCCTGCGTGGTTCGAGGTGGGCGAAGGTGCCCCAGATTTCAGACCATCGCAGCACATTCACTACAGCAAATCTGATTTAGATTACACGTTAGATGTAAATCAAGTATTCGATAACCTCTATGCAGGAGCAGGCGATGAAGAAGAAGTCTAAAATGGGCTACGCTGGCGGCAAAAAAACCAAGATGGGTTATGCCGGTGGTAAGAAAACCAAAATGGGTATGGCTGGCGGAAGACGAACCAAGATGGGCATGGCTGGTGGCAAGAAGACTAAGATGTCTACCAAGATGATGGCATCTGGCAAAAGCACAAAAATGCCTATGTCTAAAGATCCTAGGACAGGTGAGATGGTGCCCTCCTTCACCGTAGATGGTCAAGGCAAGATGATGGGTGGCGGCAAGACCATGAACATGATGACCAAGGATGGTGTGAGAATGTCTCCCAAGATGATGGCGAATGGCGGTGGCACCATGATGGATCGAAAGAACGGAGGAAACACCGTTGCCCGTGGCTCTGGTGCGGCTCGAACTCAGAAGTTCACGAAGAACGGATAGATGGCTATTGATCGCCCTTTGGCTACGCCAGACACGATCTTTTCTCAGGGAACCGGCGATGAGCCAGACCTAGAGATAGAGATCGTAAATCCTGAAGCTGTTTCGATAGAAACAGAAGATGGCGGGATGCTGATTGATTTTGATCCCGATGTGTTGCCTATGGGCGCAATCCCTCACGATGCCAACCTTGCTGAGTTTATCGATGAGGGCGATCTGTACGGTATTGCCAATGATCTGATTGGGTCTTTCAAGTCAGACAAAGAAAGCCGTTCTGACTGGGAGCGCACCTACGTTGAAGGTTTAGATCTTCTAGGGCTGAAGCACGAAGACAGGACGACGCCGTGGGACGGTGCTTGTGGGGTTTTCCATCCGTTGCTTACAGAGTCGGTGATTAAGTTTCAGTCACAGGCGATACAGGAGTTGTTCCCCGCCAGCGGCCCTGTCAAAACTTCTGTTGTTGGCACTATTACCAACGAGAAAGAAAACCAAGCAAATCGTGTTCAAGACTATCTGAACTACTTGCTTACTGAGAAGATGACCGAGTATCGCTCAGAGACAGAGCGTATGTTGTTCTCTTTGCCGCTTGGTGGCTCCGCTTTCCGCAAGGTTTACTACGATCCCAACATGGGACGCCCTTGCAGTATGTTTGTACCGGCTGAAGACTTCGTTGTCAGCTATGGTGCCAGCGATCTGGCGACCTGTGAGCGTTCGACCCATGTGATGAAGCGTAGCTCGAATGAGATTCGCAAGCTTCAGGTGGCAGGATTTTATCTGGATGTGGAGTTACCTGCCCCATCTCCAGACTACGACGAGATCGAAAAGAAATATAACGAGTTGACGGGTGACTCTGCCAACTACGATATGGACTATCGGCACACAATCCTTGAGATGCACGTCAACTTAGACTTGCCTGGGTTTGAAGATACCGAGAAAGGTCAGCCTACCGGCATCATGTTGCCGTATGTGGTGACGATTGATCAGTCATCACGCACGATTTTGTCGATCAGACGCAACTGGTACGAGAGTGATGAGCGCAAAATGAAGCGCGAGCACTTTGTTCACTACCAATACATGCCTGGATTAGGGTTCTATGGCTTTGGTTTGATACACATGATCGGTGGATTGGCTAAGTCTGCAACCTCTTTGCTGCGACAACTGGTCGATGCGGGCACTTTGGCGAACCTTCCAGGTGGATTGAAGGCAAGAGGACTACGAATCAAGGGTGATGACACCCCGATTATGCCTGGTGAGTTCCGAGATGTGGACGTCCCGGGCGGAACGATCAAAGAAAACATCAGTTTCTTGCCCTACAAAGAGCCAAGCACGGTTTTATACCAGCTTATGGGCGATATTGTGGAGGAGGGACGGCGTTTTGCCTCCGCTGCGGACGTGAAAGCAGCCGATATGAACGCAGAAGCGCCTGTTGGCACTACATTAGCCATCTTAGAACGCTCTATGAAGGTGATGAGCGCCGTTCAGGCGCGTATGCACGCCTCTATGAGGGCAGAATTACGCCTATTATCGAATATCGTGCGTGATTTTGGGCCACAAGCGTACCCATACGACGAAGATAAGGAGCCATTGGTCGCTTCGGACTTCGATGACAGGGTAGATATCATTCCAGTCAGCGATCCTAACGCTGGAACTATGGCTCAGCGCATTATGCAGTACCAAGCGGCACTACAACTGGCCCAACAAGCGCCAGAAATGTACGACATGCCGTTATTGCACCGGCAAATGCTGGAAATCCTGAACATTCGGGACGCAGATAAGATTGTTCCGACTGATGATGACCAACAGCCGACTGATCCGATCACTGAAAACATGAATATCATCAATGGTAAGCCGGTCAAGGCGTTTGCTTACCAAGATCACGAAGCACACATACAGGCGCACAAGTCTTTGGCAGAAGATCCCACCGTATTGGAGATCATGTCAAAGAGTCCAAACGCAAAGAAGGCGATGGCAGAGCTTGCCGCGCACGTTCAAGAACATTTGGCATTCCAGTACAGGGCGCAGATCGAGAAAGAGCTTGGCTTCGAGTTGCCGCCGCCTAGCGAGCCACTGCCAGAGGATATTGAGTTCAGAATCTCTAGGCTTGCAGGTCAGGCAGCAGAGCAACTCAAGGGCGTCAACCAGCAAAAGGCACAAGCCCAAAGAGCACAACAGCAGGCGCAAGATCCTGTCATTCAGATGCAGCAAAAAGAGTTGCAGATCAAAGAGATGGAAGCCCAAACCAGAGCGCAGTCCGAGATTGGCAGATTGCAGCTTGATGCCCAGAAGGCCGCAGCTAGGGCAGACCTTGATCAGCAAAGACTAGATCAGCAGGCTGATATAGAGTCTGCACGCCTGGGTATTAAGATCGCGGATAGGGAATCCAAAGATCAAATCGAAGGATTAAAAGCTGGCATTGAGATCGCAAAAGAAGTATTAGATGACTAATGGTGATAACGTCTTTGATTACTTGAAGGACGTAATACGAAAGCAGATGAACGAATACGCAGACCACATCAGTGGTGGAGCGTGTAAAGATTACAGCGAATACGCCAAAGCATGTGGCGTGATCGAAGGTTTGGCTCTAGCGGAGCGTGAGATACTTGATCTCAAGTCTCGTTACGAGCAGGAGTGATTCACCGCGATTGCGGTATTAGCGACTCTGGACGCTTTTTTCCAGTGCATAGGAACTAACTAATGTCTGAAGCATTAGCAAAAGGTGATGTCGGTTCGGTCTCCGTATCGATAGACACAACGAACGAGGATGAAGAGACTCGCAAGGCCGCACAGTTGCCTGACCCTAGAGGTTACAAACTGTTGATTGCTCTACCAGAGCCGGATGAAATGACAGAGGGGGGCATACTCAAAGCCGCCAAAACTCTGCATGACGAAGAGGTAGGGTCTATTGTCGGCATGGTTCTCAAGCTTGGAGCCGATGCTTACAATGATCCTAACCGATTCCCGTCCGGGCCTCTGTGCAAAGAGGGTGACTTTATCCTGATGAGATCTTACTCCGGCACACGGTTTAAGGTGCATGGCAAAGAGTTTCGGTTGATCAACGATGATTCAGTCGAGGCGGTTGTTGAAGATCCAAGGGGGATATTGAAGGTATGAGTGAAGCACAACTCGACTCCGATCAGGAGCAAATGACTAGCGCCGAGGATAAGTTTTTTGGCGTCAAGACTCAGATTGGCAAAAAGACGGAAAGCTTAACTGATGATAATGCTCAGTATGAGTTAGAGATCATTGATGATCGTCCAGAAGAAGACCGTAGGCCACCCAAGGCGGAAGCGGCTTCTGATGATATTGATGATGAAGAGCTTTCGGGTTACAGCGAAAAAGTTCAGAAGCGTATTAACAAGCTGCGCTATGAACAGCATGAAGAACGCAGGAAGCGTGAAGCTGCTGAGAAGATGCGCGAAGAGGCTGTACGATTTGCTGAGCAGCTAAGTCGCAAGAATCAAGAGAATGAGGCTCTCATCAATCGGGGTGAGGCAGCACTTGTTTCTCAGATAAAACAACGCGCAGAGCTTGCTTTGCAGGAAGCTAGAAACAGCTACAAGAAAGCTTACGAAGAGGGTGATACCGATAACGTGGTCGGTGCTCAAGAGCGATTGATGCGAGCACAGGCAGAGTTATCTGAGGCGGAAAGATATGAGAATAATCTCGCATCACAACAAGCACAGCGTGAACAACACGAACAGCAGGGCTATCAGCAGCAAATCGCTGAGCAAGCTGTTCAGAATGTTCAGCAACAAGCTGCACCGCAGGTAGCACCAGAGGCCCAAGAGTGGGCCGAAAAGAATAGTTGGTTCATGCAAGATGGCTATGAAGAGATGACTAGCCTGGCGTATGGAACCCATGCCGCACTGATAAAGCGTGGCATACAGCCTAACAGCCAAGAGTACTTTCGACAGATAGACACTCGGCTGCGACAGGCTTTCCCAGAACATGATTGGCAGGATGAAGGCGAACAAGATGGGCCTGACGCGACCGTGACTGCCAGTCAACCCTCGACGGTGGTGGCACCCTCCGCAAGGAGCAACGGTGCTAAACCGCGCAAAATACGGCTAAGGTCTACCCAACTGTCCCTCGCCAAGAGGTTGGGTTTAACCCCTGAACAGTACGCGAGACAACTTGAAAAGGAGGCTCGTTAATGTCTGAAGAGCGCACCCCAAGAACTAACACTACTCGAACAGTAGAGCAACGACCGACTGATAGTTGGAAGCCTGCCTCGATCTTGCCTGATCCAAAGCCACAAGATGGCTATGTGTTCAGATGGATCAAGACGGCGCTTTTAGGTCAGTCCGACAACACGCATGTGTCCAAGATGTTCAGAGAAGGATGGGAGCCTGTACGGGCTGAAGATCATCCTGAACTGATGCTGGAGTCTGATATAGGCTCTCAGTTCAAGGGCAACATTGAGGTTGGCGGATTGCTGCTTTGTAAAGCTCCAGAAGAACTGATGGCAGCTAGAACGAAGCACTTCCAAGATATCGCGTCTAATCAGATGTCATCGGTTGATAACAACTATCTGCGAGAGAGTGACCCTAGAATGCCTATGCTTAATCCAGAGCGTAGCACTAGGACTACTTTTGGAAGAAACTAACCTTTAGCAGGGTTAGTGGTTATTAACTAGGAGGCCACATTATGGCTACTTCTGCTACCCCTATGGGTGCTGAACCAGTTGATACCTTGAGTGCGAGCGGCTCTTTTACGGGTAAGGTTCGCCACATCAAGATTGCAAGTGGTTATAGCACCGCTATTTTTTACGGAGACTTCGTAAAGATAGTCAGTTCCGGCACTGTTGAAAAAGCCGCAGTAACGACTTCTGTTGTTGCTGGCACGGTCGGTATCTTTGTAGGCTGCGCTTACACTGATCCAAGCACCAATCAAAAGACGTTTAACCAACAATTCCCAGCATCTACTGCTGCTGACGATATTGTTGCTTACGTTGTTGACGATCCCAAGTTGTTATTCCGTATGCAGGGTGATGAGGCTATTGCTCAAACCGGCCTTGGAAATAACATCTCAGCGGTTAACACTGCTGGATCAACCTCAATCGGTCGAAGCAAGAACGCCTTAGATGGCGGATCTATTGCTACGACTAATACACTACCACTGCGTGTCGTTGATTTCGTAGATGGCCCATCAAGCGCCGTAGGTGATGCTTTCACAGATTGCATCGTTACCTATCTGCCTTTAAGCCATGCTTACGAAACCAAGCTCGGCGTATAAGGAGGATTAGGCAATGGCAATTTCAAGAGCGCAAATGCTTAAAGAACTCCTGCCGGGGCTTAACGCTCTGTTTGGTTTGGAGTATGAAAAATACGAAGACGAGCACACTCTCATTTATGAGACTGAAAGCTCTGATCGTTCGTTCGAGGAAGAGGTAAAGCTGTCAGGCTTTGCGGCGGCTCCTGTTAAGGCAGAAGGTGCGGCAACCAGCTATGACTCAGCGCAAGAGTCTTTCACTGCTCGGTACAACCACGAAACCATTTCGATGGGTTTTGCTATAACCGAAGAAGCGATGGAAGACAATTTGTACGATTCTCTTTCGGCTCGTTACACCAAGGCGCTGTCTCGCGCTATGGCTTACACGAAGCAAGTTAAGGCGGCAAACCCGCTGAACAATGGTTTCGACACCTTCCAATCTGGAGATGGCGTAACCCTGTTCAACGCTTCACACCCCCTAGTAAACGGTGGAACTAACTCCAACCGTCCATCTACGGGTGCTGACCTTAACGAAACGTCATTGGAAAATGCGGTCATTGAGATCGCTGCGTTCACAGATGAGCGCGGCCTTCTGATTGCTGCACGTCCACGTCGTTTGATTGTTCCCCCCGCACTGATGTTTACAGCAGATCGACTGCTAGAAACCACTCAGCGTGTTGGAACGGCGGATAACGACATC